GTACCATCCTTTCGAGAAGGGGCTGTGACAAGGATAAGATAACATCGCTGATGAAGGATGAAACCTGGTTTTCCGCATTGGAAGCACAATCGGCGGGCCTGTGCGATGATGTGGTCACGACTCCCCGCAAGGAGGAATTAAGCAATCTATCCGTTCCGGAACTTTTGAGCCGGATCAATAACGAATATCAATCATCTAATAAAAAGACAAACATGAAAGAAATTGCAAAAGCTCTCGGCCTTATGGAGGATGCAAGCCAGCAGCAGATACTGGATGCCATTGCTGAAAAAAAGAAGACGGCAAACGAAACGAGGGATGCCCTTATCGGACAATTGCTCTCTTTGGGTAAAAAGAACGGGACAGTAACGGACAAGAATGAAGACCGGATGAAGCGGCTGGCCAATGCCGATTTCGAGTTATTCGCGGAAATGATATCCGATGTTCAGGACAAAGAGGTAGACAAACAAACAGAAGAGGACGGGGAACTTACCCGTAAACCTGCCGGACAAACGGAAAACCGCCGGCTAAGTGATGTCCTCGATCGTGTGGGTAAAAAGGAGAAAAAAGGCGGAAACGACAGCCATGACTGGGATTGGTACCAAAAGCACAATCCGGATGCCCTGCTTAAAATGGAACGGGAAGATCCGGAACGTTTCAACCGCCTGCTCAACGAATATGAATCTTCAATCGCATAAAAGTTATGAACACGGAATTACAGAATCCAATCGTAAAGTGGCCCTTCGGTAAGGCAGACGTTGTCAGTTTGACGGCCACGGGAAATCAGGCTGTCGATATTTATAACAACCTGACAATCGTAGATGGTGCAAGCGTCATCGCAACCGGGGCACGCACCCTTAATCTTGCGATCAGCAAGGACGTGGAACCGGGTGCCCGCCTTGTCGTGAAAACAAGGACGACCGCCACGGAAAGCCTTACTCCCGGAGAAGGTATGGCAGGCAAAGCGACTGCCGGTGTTGCCGGCAAAACAAAAGTTGCCGAATATGTGTATGATGGTGAAAAATTTATCCAAACGGCCGATGCCGTACAAATCGATTAGAATATGGCAGAAATAAGAACGACACTTTATTCGAGCGAACTACAAAAGCTCATTTTCCCGGACAATAGTTTTTATAAGAAGTCTATTGGTGAGACCGGGGTGGCTGATAAAACCGAACAGGTGGAAAAGCCTGTACAGACAAAGATCAGCAAAGCGAAAGAGGGTAAACCCAGTTCTTTGCCCTTGTCTGTTGAAACGTCAACGGACAGCACGAAAAAGTACAATACGACATTGATCTATTGTGCTCCCCTGCTTATCGACTCGCAGTCCGAATTGCTTGTCAACTACAACAAGCGTCAAACCAAGCAGGAACAACAGGCTGCGGAGATCAACACGAAAGTCGCCGCTTATACGATGGAACACTGGTGTCCCAAATTGGAAGCGAACATTCTGAAAACGACAGGAAGCGCACGTCCGTCAAACGTGATGGGGTTCACTTCGCAAAGAAAGGCCCTGACGAAAGAGGACCTTCTGAAGGTTCTTAACCTGATGATGCGAATGGGCGTTTCCGGAATGGGAGGCAATTGGTACGGCATGGTGACGGCTGACATGTACACCGACTTGCTCGCCATACCCGAATTTGTCGATTATTACAAGACGGGGAATGAATCCCGGCTGAAGGAAGGGGTTATCGGACGCATCCTTGGCATCGACATCTTCCAGCGTTCGACGGAAGAAGGGCACAATGGCGTATTGTACAACGGAAAAACTCCTTTAAGGGGAGATGCGGATGTGAAGGATTCCTTGCTTTCAGGGGCCTTGTTCTGGAACGATAAGATGGTCTGCCGTGCGGAAGGAAGACTCAGAACGATCATTAATGCGGAAGCTCCCGGTTATTTGGGCGGCACGATCATCGAGTCGTTCACCCGTTACGGGGCCGACATCATTCGTGACGATCAGAAGGGTGTGATTGCATTGTTGGAAGACAAGGCATGATTGTCCACTGAAGGCTTCAGGCATGAAAGTGTTTGAGGCTTTCGGTATCTTTTATTAATCACTAAATAAAGAAGACGATGGCAAGAGATAATGGAGAACCGTTGGATGGCAGGAACCTGATGCTGTATATCAACACTGCGGAGACGAACGAATCTCCGGTATGGCAGGCGCAGGCATTGGCTACCAGCCATACGATCACGTATAATACGGAAACAAAAGAAAGGCTGACAAAGGACTCTCCCGGAGGTAACCCGGAGAAGAGGATCACTTCAGTCACAGTTACGATCAAGGCCGATGCACTCCGGGCTTTTGGCGACAAGGATAAAAAGTTGCTGCTGAAAACCATGAAGGAGAAGAAGAATGTCCTGTTAAAATATGGTTTCGCGGAAGCGGACGAACAGGAAGGGGACGATTACGAGGAAGGGGAGTTCGTTATAGACTCTTTGGAAGAGACATCACAGGCCGGTGAGGATGTGACGTACAGTGCACAATTTTCATCAAGCGGGGATGTGCAGACCAAACAAGTCGCATCCTAATAAATTGTATCATGACAATGGGAAAACATTCAATTTCAATCAATAATACGGAATATCCCTGCCGGCTGACCATGGGAGCCATGCTGGAATTCAAACGAAGAACCGGGCAGGAGGTTACCGAGATGCAGGGAACGGATATCGCTCTGGTCATTACGTTGATCTTCTGTTGCCTGGTCTCTTCCTGTAGGGCAGACGGCGTGGAACTGCCGTTCAAGGACGAGATGGATATGGCCGACCACATGTCACCTGAAGATCTTTCAGGATGGCAAAGCGAAAACTTTCAGGCGCAAGCGGCCTCTTGTGAGACGGAAAAGGCACAATCTAAAAAAAAAGGATAACCATCCTGGAACTGCTTGGGCTGGCTGTAGGCCGTATAGGCATGAGCCGGACGGATTTCCTACAGCTGACCCCCGAAGAATTCAGCGAGATAGCCGGGCAGTGGAACCAAAATGAAACGGTCTTTTTCCGCAGTAGTTGGGAACAGACCCGGTTTATGGCACATTGCATATTGACTCCATTTTCAAAAAAGAAACTGAATCCGACAGATATTGTCCGGTTTGATTGGGAAAAGGAAAAACAGGAAAATAAACAGGTAAAAATAGCAACGAGAGAAGATTTCGAACGTGTAAAAAAGGAATATGGCGGATAGAGGTATTACATATGACATATTGCTTCGGATGCGGGACCAGGTTTCCGGTGTTTCCAAAACGATCGACAAGGAGTTGAAGGTTGTCAAACAATCTGCCGACCAGGTAGCCGGCAGTCTGAATGGCATCTCCGGTCGGCTGTCTGCTGTTTCCAATTCATCCGTGGGTAACGTGAAGAATATTTCCAATGTTGTCGACAACTTGAAAAGACAATACCAAAGCCTGGGGAAAGAGGCTGCTACGGCCTCTGAAGCATTGGAAAATTCCACAAAAAGAGTCACTCCGAGATTCAATTCCCTGAATGTGTCCGTTCAGCAGGTGGCAAGGGAATTACCGGCACTGGCAATCAGTGCAAATACATTCTTTCTCGCTATCTCCAACAACTTGCCGATCTTGGCGGATTCGATATCGGCTGTTCGTAAAGAAAACCAGGAATTGATCGCTTCAGGACAAAAGGCAGTTCCAGTTTGGAAACAGGTCGCAGGATCGTTGTTATCCTGGCAAACTGCACTGGTTGCAGGAGTGACGGTCTTATCAATGTATGGTGAGGAAATCTTTGATTTTGCCAAAAGTTTGTTTGTTTTGTCGGATGCAACGGATAACAATAAAAAAGCATTCGAAGCTTTACGAAATACCGCTATAAGCTATAATGAAGAGTTATTTAAAGAGAGTAACAATCTTCGTTATATTTATAACGAAATCATGGCTACTACTGAAGGTACTGCTGCCAGAAAAAATGCTATAGACAGGCTCAATGATACATATGAAAAGTATATGCCGTATTTGCTATCTGAAAAATCCTCATTGGGAGAACTAAATACTGTATATACAGCTATAAATTCTAATTTAAGAGCACAGATTGCACTTAAAGCACGTTCTTCTCAAATTGACGAACTTTTGAATGAAGCCTCAAAAAGTCAAGCTGAAGCTGTATACAATATGCAAAAGGCTTTGTCAAACCAAAAACTATCCATACCTATATCCGATCAGATCATCGCTTCACTTGTTCAAGATGCCCCTAAATGGCGTGAAGCCGGAGACACTCTTGGAGAAGCTTTTCAGCAAGCAATGAAAAATATACAAACGACTTTTCCACAGGTTAAATTTGATAGTGATACCAGAAGTGGTATTTATGATTACTTGAAAAGTTTTTATCAAATGGAAAGTGCAATTGACGCAGTAAATAAACGCGTGGACCTTCTTTTGGGAAAAACAAATCAAATTACGGAAATAGGAGAAGTTATCATTACGCCTGACAAAAACGGTAACAATGAAGATTTAAACACTAACCTAAAAACTATTGGAGGCATTGAAAATAAAATCAAAAACCTCAAAGAAATCCAATCGAAAGCATCAGAAGAACAGCAGGTTGCTCTAGAAAAAGAAATTCGCCTTTATGAAGCACGCTTGGAACTTATGAAAAAAACGATTTTTGCTGCGGCAGAAGGTAATCTGACAAAGGGAGATAAAGAACTTTTAAAGTTGCCCAATATTCAGGCAATGGATGTCCCTGCAATAGAATTTCCTCTTAAGATAGATGAAAAGTCTTATCAGAGAGTACAGCAAAAGATTCGTGAAAGCGGATATGTGTTTGTGAAAGAAGCCCAGATCACAGCCAGACAGATGTCCGGCATACTGTCGAACAGCATACAGGGCTTTATGGAAGGATTTGGGGAAGCGGTTGCTTCAGGAAACGGATTAGAGATTCTTAGATCATTCCTTCTCTCCCTTATGGATATGTTGCAGCAATTCGGTTCGGCCTTGATCGCCGCAGGTATGGCATCCGAAGCTCTCAAAGCAATTGCTTGGAGTGGTATAGGGGGTATTATTGCCGGTTCGGCCTTGATTGCAGCGACTGCTGCTGCAAAAGCGGCATTACAAAACATAACGGCTTTTGCTGCCGGTGGTATCGTGTCCGGTCCTACACTGGCTTTGGTTGGAGAATATTCCGGAGCTTCGAATAATCCGGAAGTGATTGCGCCATTAAATAAACTCCGTTCCATGTTGGAGCCAACCGGTTTATCTGCAAAAAGCCTGTACCTGGAAACCAAGGTCAAAGGAAAGGATCTATATATAGCCT